TGTAAAGAATTTGGTGTTAACTAGCCATTATGAAAGACCATTCCAACCAGAGATTGGCAGCAACATTCGCCGTCTTTTGTTTGAAAACATGGATACAATTACCGCTTCTTCCATAGAAAGCGAAATACAACAGACAGTAACAAACTACGAACCTAGAGCTAGAATTTCCAGAATTAATGCTATCGCAGATTTTGACAGAAACGGGTTTATGGTAGAAATGGAATTCTTTGTTATCAATAGAACTGACCCAATTACAATTAATTTTTTCCTAGAACGGATTAGATAGAAATGGCTAACGCTCGTTTACAAATCTCTGACCTTGATTTTGACCAAATCAAGACAAACCTAAAAGCATATTTAAAACAACAATCTCAATTTCAAGACTATGATTTTGAAGGTGCTGGCTTAAATATTCTTTTAGATATTCTTGCTTATAATACCCACTATAATTCATACTATCTGAATATGGTGGCTAATGAAGCATTTTTAGATACCGCTATATTACGAGATTCAGTTGTTTCTCATGCCAAAACTTTGGGTTATGTTCCTTTCTCCATTACTGCACCACGAGCCATTGTTAATGTTACAGTAGATAGTGGAACAACCACACCAGAAACTTTAACTATTCCAAAAGGCTTTAGTTTTAGTTCTAGCATTATTGATAATGTTTCATATAATTTTGTTACTTTGGAAGAAACCACAGTAACCAAATCTAACACATCTTTCTATTTTGAAAACTTGAACATCTATGAAGGCTCATTGGTAAATTATGTTTTCAATTATGTAGAAAATTCAAATCCAAAATCTGTGTTTGTTTTGCCTGATAACAACATTGATACAACAACAATTTCTGTATCCGTATCACCAAATGTGGGAAATACATCAACACAAGTCTATAATCAAGTAACAGATATTCTTGATATTACTTCAACATCTAATGTTTACTTTTTACAAGAAAGTAAAAATGGAAACTACGAAATTTATTTTGGTGATGGAGTGGTTGGTAAAGCACTTAATGATGGTGCAGTTGTTACAGTAACATATTTGGTTACCAATGGTGTTGCTGCCAATCAAACGAATGGTTTTGTTGCCGCTTCTTCAATTGGTGCTTATTCTGATATCGTTGTTGATGTTGTTGATGTAGCATCTGGTGGTTCAACTCGTGAAACAGTTGATTCAATTAAATACTCAGCTGCAGCTCAATATGCAACACAAAACAGATTGGTTACAGTTAAAGATTATGAATCTTATATTAAGAGCAAATACCCAAGCGTAGATTCTTTATCCGTTTGGGGTGGCGAAACTGAAACTCCAAAAGTTTTTGGTAAAGTTTATATTGCACTAAAACCAAAAGCAAATTATTTTATTTCTGAAACTGAAAAACAAAGAATTATTGATGATATTATTAACCCAAAATCAATCGTAACTGTTAGTGCAGAGATTCGTGACCCACAATATTTGTATTTAATTGTTGAAAGCAGAGTTCAATATGACCCAAAGAAAACATCTTTGGATGAAGGCAGTATTAAAACAAATATTCGTCAAACTATTTTAGATTACCGTGATACCAATTTGAACAAGTTTGCTGGTACATTTATTCTTTCAAAATTACAAGATGCTATTGATGCTACCAATGGTGATTCTATTATTGGTTCTGAAACTGTTGTCCGTGTTCAGCGCCGATTTACACCTAAATTAAATGAATCTGTAAGTTATACAATTAAATATAATGTTCCTATTCATCGTGGAACACTAACAAATAAATTAACATCAACATTATTTACAGTATTTGATATTACTGGAACAGTAAGAACGGCTCAATTTGATGAGGCTCCACAATCTTTTACTGGTATATCTTCAATTCAAATTACCAATCCAGGAACAGGATATACAACCACACCAACAGTTACAATTACTGGCGATGGTACAAATGCAACAGCTGAAGCAGTAATTGTAAACGGTAGAATTCAAAGTATTAATATCACTAATCGTGGTACTGATTATACTCGTGCCACAGTTTCAATTACTGGCGGTAACGGATATGGTGCAGAAGCGCTTGCTGTTATTGATGGTAGAACAGGCACACTTAGAACAATTTATTATGATAGTTTAGCTCAAAGACAGATTATTAATTCTAATGCAGGAACTATTGATTACGACAATGGAATTGTAACAATTAATAACATTCGGTTTTTAAGTATTGATTCTACTGATGGATTAATTCGTGTAACAATTGAATCTGAAAAAGGAATTATTGAATCAACAAGGGACACAATTCTTACCATTGATGAAGATGATCCTATAGCAATTTCAACAATATTAGAAAAGAAATATAGTTCATAATGGCTGACCAAAAAACATCGTTACTGATTAATCGTCAGGTACCGGAGTTTGTTCGTGAAGAACATCCTAATTTTATTGCTTTTTTGGAAGCATATTATGAGTTCTTAGAAAACAAACAAGGCACAAAAAAGAATGACTTAATAACTAAGTCAAAAGACCTTCGTTACATATCCGATGTTGATTATTCTATTGCAGAATTTGAAAATAACTTTTTCAATACCTATGCTAGTTTAATTCCTCGTAATGTTGAGGTAGACAAAGGCACTCTAATCAAACAGATATTGCCTCTGTATTTGGCTAAAGGTAATCAAAAATCTTTTCAACTTTTATTCCGTCTTTTATTTAATGAAGAAGTAGAAGTTATTCAACCAAATCAAAATATTTTGCGTGCTTCTGATGGCAAATGGTTGATTGAAAATGCATTTCGTATTTCGCAAAATGTTTACAGTAATTATACTGGTAACGGAACAAAAACAACATTTAAATTGGCTCAAGTTGCTGCGGCAGAAACAATTGCCGTATATGTAAATGGAGTTTTGAAAACCGAAGCAACAGATTATTATGTTCGCAAAGAATCCAGAAAATTAATATTCAACTCTGCTCCAGCAAATAATTCTGAGATAAAAGTTTTATATAATGATTTTAATTTTGAAATTTTAACAAATCGTAAGTTGACCGGATTAGATTCTTCTGCTACAGCTTTAGTAGAAAGGGTTTCACAAAAAACAGTTAATACTGTTCCTATTTTTGAACTTTATGTAAACAAAAAAACTCTCCTTGGAGAATTTACAACAGGCGAAAATGCAACACTAGATATTATAGATCCAGATGATGGTTCGTTAATTGAGATAGAAGCTTTAGGGTTAGCTTCACTTAGAACAATTAACATTATTAATGGTGGTGCAAGTTATAATGTTGGAGATCCAGTAACAATTACTGGAGGCAACCCTACAAATCCAGCATCTGCTGTTGTTTCAGAAGTATTCTCTGGTTTTATTAATAAAATTCAAGCTTTGGCTGGCGGCGCCGGATTTAAAGTTGGTTCAAATGTTTATGTGGTTGGAACAGGTGCAGCTTCATTAACTCTTGCTATTGATGGTGTTGATGTTTCTGGTCAAAACACAGCAAATGTTTTTGTTGTTAATACTGATAGAATTGCTGATTATGGAAGTATTGCAATTAATGCTGCCAATTATGGATTCAATGCTTCAATTGTTACTGAAAATGTTAATTCAAAAATTGTTGATTGTTTAGTTTTTGAAAATGTTACAAGTATTGGTGCAATTACTAATGTGGCAATTTTATTTGCGAATGCCACATTTGCTTCTGTTCCAACATTGAATGCTGATTCTGCACCATTTCAAGCAAACGGTACAACACATTTTGTTTTAAGCACACATTCATTAGGTAGAATTGAAATTAATAATGGTGGAGACGGTTATGCTGTTGGAGATGAATTAACATTTGCACAAAATATACCAATGTCTTTTGGCATTGGTGCAGCTGCAGCCGTAACTAATGTGTCATCTATTGGTGCAATTACTAAAGTAGAATTACAACCATCAAGAATTCGTGGTACCGCAAATACTTTTGGCAATTCAAATGTAACAGTTATTGGAACTAATACTGTGTTTGAAGATGATTTGCGAGTTGGCGACCGTATTATGATTAATAATGAATCTCGGTATATTAATTCTATTTCATCTAATACCTCATTAAATGTCAATGTTAATTTTAACTATGCTACAACTAATAAGAAAATTGGCAAATATGGTGATTATCCAATAGGCGGTCAAAATTATGATGCTAGAAAATTACCAACAATAACCATAACATCAACTTCTGGTGCCAATGCTAATTTAACTGTATCAGCTCTAATGGGAGATGGTGAAAATTTATTAGCACAATCTGACCAGAACCCTGGTGCTATATTAAAAATAAGAATTACTGATGCTGGTGAGGGTTACGAATTTGCTCCACAGGTTGACTTGACAACATATGGTGATGGAACAGCTACAGCAAATACAGAAATTGAACCAAGTTATGTTACTTTCCCTGGTCGTTGGACAACATCTGATTCTTTATTGTCAAGTTCAGAAAGGGTAATTCAAGGTCGTGAATACTATGTTGATTATTCATATTTACTCTCATCTTCGGTAGAATTTAGTAAATTTAAAGATGTGTTCAAAGATTTAATTCACCCGGCTGGATTCATTGATTATGCAGAATATAAGATTAATGAAACAATTGATACCACTATTGATAAGACGGCTTTAAATGTGGCAAATACTATTGCTGGAACAGTCAATGTAAATAGCAGCATCTATATAACTGGAACAAATACCAAATTTAATGTTTCTAATAGTTTAGGTGTATTAACGATAGGTTCTCAAATTGCTGTTAATTCACAAATTAGATATGTTAATGCTATTTACAGTAACACGGTAGCAACAGTAAATTCTGCATTTACGATAACTTCAAACGGCGAAACTCTTGTAATTGTTACATAAATAGAATATTAAACCATGGCAACTTTTTATACTTCCAAAAAACTTTCGTTTAATAACGCAGAACAATTCAAAGAATCGTTCTATGAACCGGAACCAGCTACAGTTGGTTATGTGTTCATTGGAAATCATGTTCCGTATGCAAACGAATCTTCTCCAAACTCCATAGTTGATTCCTCTTTTGATGAGAAATCTGTATGGGACAATATGTTTGCGGCCAAACGCATTACTGGAAACGATGTAGAATTAGTTATTCCTCGTGTTAATTGGACAACAGGAAAAAGATACAAACAGTTTGATGACAAAATATCAATTGACACATTATTGACAGCCGATTCTGGTGCTGGTGGCAATAGTCAACCAATGTATGTTTTAACAACCGATAGAAATGTATATAAGTGTTTATCTAACAATGCAAATTCTATTTCCACAGTAGAACCAACTGGAGATTATTCAACAGCTAATGGAACAATCTTTACGGCAGATGGTTTTATTTGGAAGTATATGTATAATGTCAAACCTTCTAATAAGTTTTTGACAACAGATTGGATTCCAGCTCCAATTTCTACTGCAAAACTAGACTATAATGTAAGTTCAACAAACTTAATTGATGGCGAATTAACAACAATTATAGTTACTGGTGGAGGTACGGGATATGCTGAGCCTTCAATTACCGCAACGGCGTTTGTATCAGGAGTAACTACAATTGCTCTTGCAAATACTACAAATGTGGTTGCAAATATGGCAGTAACCGGAACAGGTATTGCTTCTGGAACAACTGTAACAACCGTAAATCCAAATACAAGTTCAATCATCATATCAACTGCCACTACCGCAAACGGTGGCGGAACAACAGCCAATAACCTTACATTTAAAACAAGAGTTTATATTAATGGTGATGGAACAGGAGCAGTAGCTTCTGCCAACATTACAAATAGTGCCATATCAAAAATTACACTAGATATTCCTGGAACTGGATATTCGTATGCCAATGCGACAATTTATGGCTCAGCAACATCTGGTGCAAATACAGCAAATGCCCGAGTAATTATTACTCCAAAATTTGGTCATGGATACAATCCTGCAAAAGAACTAGATGCATTTAATGTTATGGTCGTTGAAAGAATTGGGTCAGTTGATGCTACAGAAAATGGTTTAATTTCAACATCCACCTCGTTTAGACAGTATGGACTTTTAAGGGATCCGTATAAATACGGTAATACTTCACCTGTGGTCAGTTCAAATGCGAATACAGTTATTTCGCAAACCACAAATATAACTTTAATTGCTGGTACAGACTTTGAGTTAAATGAGTTTGTTTATCAAGGAGCTTCTGCTAATAGTGCCTATTTTTATGGGTTTGTAAATGCTCAATCATCAAATGAAGTTAGATTGACCAAAGTGAAAGGAACAGTATCAGTTGGTGGCACATTAATTGGTGCAAATTCTGGTATAAACAGAACAGTTGTCAAATTGACCAATCCTGAATTTCAACCATATACCGGTGATATATTGTATGCTGAAAATATTCAACAAGTTACACGAGCAGATGGACAAGCTGAAAATGTCAAGTTTGTTATTAGATTCTAAGGAAAACAGTTAATGTCGTTAAATACAAATTTTAATGTCAATCCATATTATGACGATTTTAATGAAGATAAGAAATTTCTTCGGATATTATTTAAACCTGGTTTTGCTGTTCAAGCCCGTGAGTTAACACAATCTCAAACTCTTTTACAAAAGCAAGTTGAGCGCTTTGGTAGCCATGTTTTCAAAAATGGTTCAGTAGTTTCTGGTGGTGAACTGTTTATTCATAATTCAACATATCTAAATGTAGCTACTGATTATGCTGGCACAGCGGTCAATATAAATGATTTTAATGGTAAAACAATTACCAATTTGGCAGGAACAAAAACTGGCCAGGTAGTTGTTGTTTATGATGCTGATGCTGGTACTGGTGACCCAAAGACAGTCTATGTAAAACAAATTTCAGGTAGTGCTTTTGCTGCTGGTGATACAATCACCACAGTTGAAGCTGCTCCTGCTTTTGCCAATGTTTCAACAGGTGGTGCAGGAACAGGCCAACTGTTTTCTGTAAATGATGGTGTGTTTTTCTATGATGGTTTCTTTCTTAAAAATTCAGCACAAACGATTGCAATTAGTAAATATGGAACATCTTCTAATGCAAGAATTGGTTTTGAAATTACAGAATCTATTGTTGAATATACACAAGATACTTCATTATTGGATCCAGCACAAGACGCATCCAACTTTCAAGCTCCAGGTGCAGACCGATTTAAAATTGATTTAATATTAGCCAGCCGTTCATTAACTTCTGCTGACGATACACAATTTATTGAATTAGCTAGAGTTCAAAATGGAACTTTATCTTACGCATTACTTTATCCACAATATGCTGTGCTTGAAGATACTTTAGCACGCAGAACATATGATGAATCTGGTAACTATACTGTTCGACCATTTAAAATTGCACTAGAAACAAGTGCAGCTAATAGTGCAAAAGCTAATGTCATCATATCACCAGGTAAAGCATATGTTTACGGTTATGAATATGAAACAATTGCACCAACAACAATTACATTTGATAAACCACGCACAACCGATTCAGTAAATAATAAAAGATTAACTGCTGACTATGGTTATTATGTGTATTCAAATACACATTTTGGTTCTTTACCAATTAACAGTTTGCAAACAGTAGATTTACATTGTGTGTCAAATAGCACAATCAATGTAACAACTGCTGGTACAATTACTAACACAAAAATTGGTACAGCTCGTATTAAATCTATTGCATTTGATTCAGCATCCAATACACAAAATTCTGCAACATACACTTATCGCACATACTTGTTTGATGTGAATGTTGGTTCTATTACAGGCGGTAATGTAGTTGTTTTAGGAACAAATACAGGTTATGTTCAGATTGCAAATAGTATAACTGGTTCACAATTATATTCTACTGCTAATACTGCTTATGTTGGTTCTAAGTTTAGAATTTTAACCGGTCCTGGTGCTGGTGAAACACCAAAAACAATTACCAATTACAATGGTGCAACTCAGACAATTCAACTTTCTGAGCCTTTCATTACTACACCAAATTCATTATCTAATTGGTCTATTGACTTCGAAGTTAATGATGTTAAGTCATTATCAATAGTTAGCGGTACAACTCGTCTTGCCGCAGCTGATATTGATACTTCATCTAAAGATCCAGCTTCAACATATAACGACACATTTATTTCAGATAGCAACCTTGAGCCATTATTGTTTAATCTTGGCCAAAACTATATTGCACAAAACACAATTTCTGATTTTTCATACTCTTATAAGCGTCTGTATGCATCTCAGTCATTCTCATCTTCAGATTCTCCAGCATTAACTGTTGGTACAGGTGAAACAATTTCTGCTGCTACAAGTTCTTCTGCTAAGGCTGAGAATTATCAAATTGTTGTAACAACTCCAGGTACATCACCATATACTGTTGGCCAAATTATTCCTGCTAACTTATATACTGTCGATACAGGTACTCGTAAGATTACTGTTACAAACGGCGACAATATGGTTGCAAATATTACTGCAACAATTGATGCAAGTAATCCTG